AGGTCCAGGAGACCATATACCCAACTATGGCGAGTATCTCGGTCCAGTAGGGCCTGAGAAGCGAGCTGAGTTGATGGGTGCTGCGATAGCAACATTCGTACCGACTCTGTATATAGAGCCTTTTGGTAATGTCAATATCGAATCACAGGCTTGTGGAACTCCAGTCATCACCACAGACTGGGGTGCATTTACCGAAACGGTAGTACAAGGCGTTACTGGATTTAGATGTCGTAACGTAGAACAGTTTATCTTGGCAACGCAGAACGTCAAGAACTTAGATCGTAAGGCTATCAGAGATAGGGCAATATCGCTTTACTCGGTAGATGTCATAGCAAAGCAATACGAAGACTATTTCCACAGACTAGAAACTCTGTGGGGAGATGGCTGGTATACGGAAGGAAACAATGCCAACACTGTCGGAGATGATAGATGACGTTAAGTCTAACCTGATTGGTTATACCCTACGTCAAGACCGCATCACTTATTTAGCAAATTCTGGTGGTATATCAAATGTTAGTAGTTCCATCACTGTTGGTTCATCAGGCAACCTTGCTAAAGGTATCATCGAGATTGATGATGAGCTTATCTGGATTGACTCCTTTGATAAGACCAGCAATGTTCTTACTGTTATCCCAGGCTTTGGTCGCGGATATCAGGGAACTACCGCAGCTCCTCACGCACAATATGCCCAAGTGACTATGGCTCCAAGTTTTCCTAGGGTTAGTATCAAGAGGGCTATCAACGACACTATCAACAGTTACTATCCTAAACTCTGGGCAATAAGTTATTACACCTTTACTTTCAATGCAGCTCAGACTACCTATGAACTACCTGATGATTTAGAGCAAATCTTATACATCTCGTGGCAGACCACTGGTTCATCCGAGGAATGGCTATCTGTCAATAGATGGCGTTTAGATTCGATGGCTAATGCTGCAACCTTTGATAGCAATAACACGGTAAGTCTCTATGAGAACATCCAACCAGGACGCACAGTCCAAGTCTGGTACACCACAAAGCCTAATACCCTTGATGCCAACTCTGATGACTATGAAGATGTAACAGGACTACCTGCAAGTAGTTACGATGTAACCGTATTGGGTGCCTGCTACAAACTGCTAACCTTCCTTGATGCTGGTCGTATCAACCTATCAAGCGCTGAGGCAGATCTCAATGATTCTAAGAACCCATACAACTCTGGTGCCTCTGCATCACGTTATGTGTTCGCCTTGTTCCAACAGCGACTACAGGAGGAAGCGTTGAAACTACAAGATAAATATCCTATTCGTTTACACTACACCAAGTAAGGAATATCTATGGCAACTCGTTTATTCTCAAGCACTAGCGTAGCGACTACGCTTGCTTCGAGTATATCTAGTACCGCTACATCAATGACGGTAACAGCAGGTACTGGCACTGCCCTACTTGGCGGTGTGTCAGTAAATTCAGGCGACCAATTCACGGTTGCCTTAGATGTTGATACTGCCAGCGAAGAGATTGTCTTTATCACCGCAGCAAGTACCGATACATTCACGATTTCACGGGGTGAGGCTGGGACGAGCAATATCGCTCATTCCACTGGAGCTTCTGTGAAGCACGTCCTAACTTCAGATGATCTGAACGCCTTTGAAGAAGGGTTAACAAGTCAAGACTCAACACCAATAGCGTTCTTGTATATGGGAGCATAACTAAATGGCTACAACCTACAAAGTACTGGGGCAATCAAACCCTGCAGCAACAACAAACACCACGCTGTATACAGTACCTGCCGCCACTTCTACGATTGTATCCACGATTAGCGTATGCAATCAAGCAGCATCTGCTGGTACTTATCGCATTGCAGTCCGAGTCGCTGGCGCGGCTTTGGCTACATCACAATATCTTGTCTTTGACGCATCATTGAGTGCGAACTCAACAGACACTATCACCTTGGGGATTACCTTGGCTGCGACAGACGTTGTAACAGTCTACGCATCTTCGGCTAACTTCTCATTCGCAGCATTCGGAACGGAGCTATCGTAATATGGCAATCGGACGTATTCCAGAAGCAGGGACTGGTATCCCTGAGTCTATTGTTGATGCTAAGGGAGATCTGATTACCGCTACTGCGGCAGATACCCCAGCACGTCTGGCAGTAGGATCGAACAACCAAACACTTGTAGCGGATAGTTCTACCGCAACAGGACTCAAATACGCTGCGTCATTGCAATCTACGATGACTACAACAGGCGATATTCTTTACGCATCTGCCGCTAATACACCTGCAAGGTTAGGAATTGGTAGCGCAAATCAAGTTCTTACAGTTTCAGCAGGTGGGATTCCAAGTTGGGCTGCTGCTTCTGCTGGCAAAGTGTTGCAAGTTGTCAGTGGCACGACTACTTCAAATGTTTCAACCACTAGCACTTCTGGACAAGATACAAATTTAACTGCTTCTATCACGCCTTCTGCGACAAGTTCTAAAATTTTGGTGTGGACAAGTCAACTAATTCAAATTTCAAGGGTTTCAGCTAACGGCAAAACAGGAATTGTACGATTGATGCGTGGTTCGACAACACTTACGACATATGACACAAGCGCAGTTGATATGGCTGGTATAAATGTAAATAATAATCATAGTCAGCAAATTGATTTATCCACTTGGGTTTCATTTGTATTTTTAGATTCCCCAAGCACTGTCTCTTCAACAACATATAAAACACAAATCCTCAATACTGTATTTAGTGGAACCGAAACAATTCAGTCGGGAAAAAGTAACTTTTTAAGCAGTATTGTTCTGATGGAAATAGGGGCATAAAATGAAACACGATGAAATAGTAAAAGCAATACAATATATTTATCCAAATGGTTCAATATTTACCTTAAACGAAACTGATTTAGAATGGTTAGATACAGAACAAACGCAACCAACACAAGCAGAGATTGAACAAGGTTGGATTGACTATCAAGCGAAAGTAGCGGCGGATAAAGCCGAAGCCCAAGCCAAGCGCGAAGCGGCGTTGGCTAAGTTGCAAGCTCTTGGTTTAGACACCGATGACTTAAAGGCACTTGGTCTTTAGCACAATCCCCCAAGATAGTTCTCTAGGTTAGATGGTAGTGGGCTGGAAGATATAAGATCTAAAAACCTAGGTAAGTCTTAAAACTGCCTGTTTTATTTTGCAAAAGGAGACTCAGTGGCACCATACGGCGATGATATTACAGAGGGCATTCCCTATGTACTTTCAAACCCAGCAGCAAGCAGTTATCAATCAACTGGTGTTGCCTACGATGTTGCCATATCTGGCTATCCATTCTTCCTTGCTGCAAGCGATGATACGCCTTACCGCAGGGTAACTGCTCAGTATCGTAAACAACAGTATGACCAGACCAGAGAGGCTGGAGAACAGTCTCTGACTGGTTGGTGGTTTAGAAGTCAGTCATCATTTCATCTTGGCGCTGGTATCAAGTACTTTGAGCCAGCTCAGGATGAGTCGCTACGCTTTCAGTTTACCGAAAGTCAGGGCGTAGATATCTGGACTAAGGGCCAGGTAAGCCTGCTCAACTCAACAGTACGAGCCTTATCTACAGCCAATACTCCTATCATCATCGGTGCTAACGATGGAACCAATGACTGCATTCTTAGCACTGATGGCAATGATTTGAAGAAGATTACGATGAGCAATGATACTGCAACAGTATCTACCTATACTCAAGCAGGAACAGCATCAACGATTCTTGATCTGACTACCGATGGAACCCGCTATTGGTTCATCAATGGCACCAAGGTTCATCGTGGCGCTATTACCTCTGGCTCAAGTGTGCTTGCTTACGATGCTGGTGCTGTCACTAATGCCCGTATCCGCTATGTCAAACAGCGCCTTATCGCAGCAGTCAATGAATATATCTACGAACTTGATGCTACTACAACAGCAGGTGGTGCGCTACCTGTTGCCCATTATCAACATCCACAGTCGGATTGGACGTGGACTACAGTTTCAGAAGGGCCACAGGCTATCTATATCGGTGGCTATAGCCGTAAGAACTCATCTATCTATAAGATTACTTTAGATTTAGCCACCCCTAACGCTCTTGGATTTCCAGAGCTGAACGTCCCGACAGTCGTAGTTGACCTACCTGAAGGTGAGATTATCAATACCTTTGATACCTACCTTGGAACCTATGCTGTCTTATGCACCAACAAGGGTGTGCGTATCGCACTTCTTGATAGTGATGGCAACGTCAACTATGGACCCTTACTCTTTGAAGTTGAATGTACAGATGTGGCCTTCCGCGACAAGTTTGCCTATGTCTCAACGGTCCAAGATGGCACCTCTGGCTTGGTCCGTATTGACCTAAGCCAACCAGTAGTAGCGAACTCATTGGTCTTTGCCTATGCCTGGGATGTCTATGCCTCTGGTGAGACACCTACAGTCAACTCTGTAGCCTTCCTTGGGGCAACAGATCGAGTGGCCTTCACAGTACCTGCAGATGGGGTCTGGATTGAGTCCTACGGGGTCAAAGTACCTACAGGATACTTACAGACAGGCTTTGTCAGGTATAACACCTTAGAGGGCAAGATATACAAGTTGCTCAACCCACGCTTTGATACCACCGATGGTGGCCTAGAGATTAATTCTGTCGCCTATGATGACACCGAATACCTAATAGGTAACTTCCCACAGGAATCAGCCATCACTGAGATAGGCGTTTCTTACCCTGTCGGACCGCAAGAGTACCTTGGATTTAAGTTTACGATTTCTCGTTCATCATCTGATACCACGCTAGGGCCGCTATTTACTGGCTATCAACTCAAGAGCTTACCAGCGGTACCACGTCAGAGATTGATTCAATATCCACTGTTCTGCTTTGACCGCGAGAGCGATAAGTTTGGCGTAGAGATTGGCTATGACGGAGCAGCCTTTGACCGTATGAGCGAGTTAGAGGCTATAGAGAATGCTGGCGATACCATCACCGTACAAGACTTTAGGACCGATGAGACTTATATCGGTATCATCGAAGAGATGGATTTCATCAACAAGACACCATCAGATAAGCGCTTCTCAGGTTATGGCGGAATGCTTGTCGTCACTATTAGAACCGTATAGGAGATTGCAGTGTCCCCTAATGAATGGGCTGCATTAGTAGTATCTTTCGTAACGCTTATATCTGCATTGGCTATGGGCGTTAAGCATCTGACCAAGCATTACCTATCAGAACTCAAACCTAATAACGGAACATCCTTGAAGGATAAGGTCAATATACTTGAAGAGAAGGTAGACTTACTGACAGAACTCATCAAAGAGACTTTGAGGAGATAATGCCAGAGTTAAACGCAAATATACCGCCTATAGATTGTTTCGTACGGGGTAACTTCTTGCGTAACCAGAAGGATAGCCACGATTTGTACTTTCCTTGTGTCATCTTTGGTGTCAGTAGCGTACAGAACCGCAGCCCATTATTTCATTTTATGATGGAAGATGGAGGGCTATGGTGGCGTATGCCCATCAATGCCTTCTGCAACAAGCCAGGGATACCAGAGGAAAGCCTCTACAACCTAGTCCTATGGAACTCTTTTAGCCCATACATATCGGTCACTAAATTCAGTAATCTGACCAACCTCAGCCTGCATTATGTAGATAGAAACAAGGCTAAGGTCAATGGCAAGTATCTGTTCACACTTGACTGGCATAACCCTGATGCCAATAGGCTTGATGATGGCTATTCAGAGACACCCGATGAGCATAAGTGCGGTCACGTCATAGAGCGAGAAGATGGCAACTATGCCATACAACCCAATAACAGGATATTCGTATTCGAGCCATCGTATACGACCAAGTATGGCAACCCCTTGATTCATAGGATTATCAATGAACGCAAGTGGGATGTAGAAGATAAGAAGAAGTGGGTCACAGAGGATTCACAAGCCTTCCATTACGAAATAGAGACAAAGAAAGAAAATGAATGAAACCTGTTGTAAAACGTGCGACCCCTGCCGCTATTGCTGTTCTGAGACAGGCGACAGCATTGTTTCCGAAGCGCAAAAAAATCTCAGACGGGTTATTGCCTTCATCGGCACATCAGAAAGCCAATCCGAACTCGGATCACAACACAGGCCTTGCTGTTGACTTAACCCACGACCCAGGTAATGGGGTGGATTGTGTTCAGATATTTGAAAAACTTAAGGAAGATAACAGGGTTTCCTACCTCATCTTCGCTGGTAAAATTTGGTCACGCGAGAAGGCTAAGTCTGGTAATCGCCCTTACAGTGGTAGTAACCCTCACAATAAGCATCTTCATATTTCTATCAACGCTGATAGCGCTAATGATACTAGCCCTTGGTTTTGGTGGATGAATCAACCTAAAATTGTGAACCAGCTAAAGGCTGCCTTGCAGCCTCAGGCAAAGAAGAAGGTAACAGAAAGTGTCATTGTGGCACCTGTATGTACCTGCTGCAAGGTTCACAATAAACAAAAGAAAGGCAACTAATGGAAACACTCAAGCAGGTATCGCTGACGTGGTTTCGTGCTGCAGCCTCTGCTGCTATTGCACTTTACCTGGCAGGAGAAACTGATGTAAAGACCCTTGGAGCAGCAGCACTTGCTGGGTTCCTTGGACCAGTACTGAAGTGGCTCGATCCATCGGCTAAAGAATTTGGTCGCGGAGCAGAGTAGTTTGTAACTAGCGCGAGGCAAAGCCCCCGTCCCTTGCGGGAT